TACTGTAGTATCGATAACCGGTTTATTTAAGATTTGCGACACACCACTTTCAGCGGACCAATCTGCGTTGATCTGCCCAGCAGCAGCCTGCATAGCAGATAAGGCGGCAGCCGCTGCCGATTCGGCCGCATTTGTTTCTGATGTTTTAGCAGCCGTTTGGCTTGCCGCCGCTAAGGCAGCATTGTTGATGGCGCTTTCGGCCTGGGTAGTTGCCGTATTAGCTGCGGCATTTGCAGATGTAGCTGATTCATTGGCACTAGATGCCGAGGATGCAGCTTCAGTTGCGCTGCTTCCTGCCGCGTTCGCAGAGTTTACGGCTGAATCCCTTGCAGACTCGGCAGCGGTTTGAGCGTTAGCGGCACTGGCAGCAGCTGCGGTAGCATTACTAGTTTGAGTTGTTGCTAAACTAGCTGAATTTTCTGCCGCGGTAGCTGCAGCCTGAGCATTAGCTACCGCGGCAGAAACCGTTATTGCTGAGGCGGAAGCAGACGCTGCGCTATCAATGGCCGCAGCTACCTTTTCCTGTACTAGCGTTACCAGTTCTTCTGCAGTCGTAGGCAGAGTCAAGGTTACCTTGTCTGCGGTAGTTACTAGGAGCATAAATCTAAAGGTCATAGTGATTTCTGTCCCAGTATTCTTATCCGGGATAAAACTTGGGTTGGTGTCATACCCTACTGCAAAAAGGACTTCATCTCTTGAACTATCTAAGGCAAACAAGCCGATTTCACTGGCAACATAACTGGACTCCACGGCATTATTCGTCAGTGAGGCGGTCAGAATACAAGCGTTTTGTTCTCCCACAGTTGAAGTTTCTTTGCTGGTAATGACAATACTGTTTTGTGGCTGAATTAAATCCGTACGATTGTAATAGTCCTGGATTGATGCAACTGTGCCGCTTCCAATTTTTATCTTGGTTAAGTTCAGTTCAAGTTCCCCTGCTTCCACCTGCGCTTGCAAGGCCTCACCTTTGGCAGTCAGAATATATCCGCCGCTAAAATTTGCCATTTATTAACCCCTCCTTTAAGCGACCCTTTTCCATACCCAAACTCCAACAGACTGCTGCATCACATTAAATGCCTCTCCGCCTCCCGTGGATTGAACGGTAATCGTGTGGATATGACCACCAGCAGAATTCAAAGTGATGGTGTGATTATGAAGACCTGCAGTGCTTGTATTTCTAGTTTCCCAATGCCCCGCATTGCCACCGGTTGCTCCATTATCCGGGTTCGAATTGACGGTAACTGAATAGGTATGAAGATGATCGCCAGCAAAACTCGTCGTTCCTGTATGAATATGTCCACCCTGGTTATCCATAGTGGCCTTATGCGTGTGTGCAGGCAAGTTCTTAATAGCAATAAATTTCTCGTTGGCGCCAACGACTTCACCGACTTTGTAGGTGTCTCCTGCTGAAATAAGGGCTGATCCCTCGCCAACTTTCTCCCATGTCATCCAATCAAACTGGGTGTTCGGGTCCGTATCCCCAAAGTCTACGATAGTACGACCTACTGGATAGATGGTATTGTAAATTTTCTTTTCTAAGTCAGTCAGAGCTTCATTCAATTGTTCCAGTTGTTCTTGGGTTACATAAGTATCCATATCAACTTGAATGGTCACCTTATCTGCATTTGAGACTTGGAAATAGATATTCAATGTAAATTGGTTCAGCCCGTTTTCTGAAAAAGGCCGGATAACTGGGGCATCAATAGCCGTAGATACAGCAAATAAAACTTCTGCGCCTGTGCTATCAATCGCATAAATACCTGTAGTATTCCAGGTATAGGCCTCCATTACGTTGTTGTTGCTAACAGCGCTTTGCAGTTTTACTGTAGTAGCATTTACAATTTCCTTTGATTCAAAAGGAAATGACCCCTTAATATCACTGAGGCTAGTTAAATCTGGCAGCTGGTCAGTTGTATACGCCTGGCTAGATACCTTCAAGCTTGAAAAAGTCAACGCATTATCTACGATTCCAGTTTGGGCTATCATCTTGGCCCCGGTTGCCGTTAAAATATAGGGATTCCAATTCGACATGTCATTCCTCCTTTAAATTAATAGTTTCAGTTATCGTCATTACCATAGCGTTCCGTGTATTATTAGTCGGATTAGTATCTTGGTTCAAAGTAACCGGATATATAGGCATGGTGAAATTCACTCTTCTGGCCATTCCCACATATAAAGTTTCCTGATGATCGGCTTTTGCTTCAATTTTTTCCAGCCAAGAACGTACATTTTGAGCAGCCGAGATTGTTCTGAGCAATTCGGTATAAATCTCTTTTGTCTTAGGCGCTATTTCCAGAAGCACCTTGAAATAATAAGGGCGCCCTTCGTAAAGAAACCATTCCTGCAATACACTTTTAGAAAAGACTATTTCAATAGCAGATCGTACAGCATAAGGAGTCCCTCTCTTTTTGTGTAGACTGATACTCTGGCGTACCTGTTCCCGTTTTATGGAAATCTCAGCTGCGGTATCATAAGTATCAACATGCAGTTGCCACGCTAGCAAATCAATGATATCTTCCGGCAGCACATCAATCCGACTATATACAAGGGCCATCTTAGCCTCTTCAGCTAAGGGCATAAGGACCTTATCAAGGGTGCTACAAAGATCTTTCACTTTTTGATCATTCCGGATGGAGTAGGGCAAAATTGAATAAATCTCAGTGTCATTCGCTTTAGTCATCAGATACTCCTTCTAATGTGATCGTATTTGTTCTTACTACAGCCAACTCAGTCGGTTTTAATACAGTAAGTTCCGGCTTAGTCACCTGGACTTTAGTGGCTCCAGCGTCTACCATAAACTGGTAGAGCTTAGACGGGTCAATATCTCGGCCCAAGGCACTGCGCTGCCATAAGATATAATTCCGAACGGCTGACTCTACCCGAGTTTTTATCGTATCCGCTAGCGCTGAATTTTCAGAAGAAATCTGATATGTAGCCTGAATGTCATAACTTATCTGTGTCGGTGGTATAACAATCACCTTGTCTGTTAAAGGTCTAACCGTTTCACTGTTGCAAACGTCAGCGACCCGCTGTCTTACGTTATCTCCTGGAATTTTCCCATTTTTCAAGAGGGGAATAATCTGCACAGTCCCAGCTTCTGGGCTGAACACCCCTACCGAAGATATATCAGCGTATGCACTTTTGGCCCAATATTCATAAGCTCCCTTGCTGCCTGCATTAGAAAATCGCTCTGGAGCTTCTTTAATACGTTCTCGATAAGTATTGTCATCTTCCTGGTCTGCTCCACCGGAGCTAATATTCGTGTTTCTCACGCTGTCCACATATGGCAGCGGATCTACCTGCTCCTTTAAAGAACCAATAGCCACACCATTGCCATTAATCCCGGTAACTGTGCATTGTGCAGTCACGGTGCCTTGGGTATCCCCAGCGGAAATCACTAAATCTGTTTCTGTAGCAAAATAGATATTGCTCCCTGGGGCTGTCACTCTGGTCCCAGCAGGGATTACAACAGCATCTGTCTGTACCGCGGAAAGAGTATACTGGAGTTCAGTTTCTGCTGCTGCAGCCGGAATTCTGGTAGTATCTAGTAAAATCCCCAGGTGGTCCAGGTAATCACCTTTGGCGTACGCCAGCATATTCATTTTAGCGGCTTGATCAATCAACCACCGTTGTTCAATAATTACTGAAGCAATGGTCAATAAAAATAGGCGTACTGGATCTCCATCTGCCAAAGTTCGCCCTGCAATTTCCTGATAAATATCGATCACAGTATTCTTTACATTTTCTTCATCATAATCTGCAAAATTCACTCCTGGCAGATCACTCAGTTTCATTAATAACCACCTCCACTTTTGGTAGCAGTCTTCCATCAGGATCCCCGTCAAAGGAAATCCCGGTAATAGTCACCCTCGGTTCGTACTGTTTCACTGCACGCAGGATTTCAGAAGAAATTGATGCCTGGGCTACTGCCATTGGCTGATCTAAAAAAGTGGCGTCAACTCCGAATCCTCTATCAAGAGGCACGCTGTATTTTGTAGTACTGATAATTGTCCTGACATTTTGAAGTATTTCTTTCTGTTCGGTTTCTGGGCCGAAGTCAATACCTTCGTTAGATAAGCTCAAGACAAATACTTGATTGGCCATGTCTCACTTACCTCCCCTGCATATTCCTGCAAAGTTACCGTAACTTCCGCACAGTAGATATGTCCGTATTTCGTCCAGTACTTCACCGCTTCATCCAAGCTTTCTATCACCCAGAACCCGCCACCAACAGGCTTATAGCCTAGTACCAAGGACACAACCTGTCCTTGGTCACGGATATCTCTGAGCCTTTTCAGCTCAGTTTGAGGGCTGATTCCTTGATCTGCTCGGAGCTGCATTTTAAAACTGATTTTTTCAATGTCAGGCCCCAAAAACTCTAATTTCGGTTTTTGCCCAATTAAGTCATGTTTCGACCACCTCCCGGATCCGCTCCGTGTATAATCATTGAAGGTCCGAATGGTACTAGCTGAAACTGAAAAAGGTGTCTGATTCAAAAAACCTACTAGCATACATCTAGCCTCCTATAAAAACATCAGGAGATCCCTGTGCTACGGATCCTCCGCAGCTAACAGAATCCCCCACACGCCCAGCACCTTTCCCATTAATTAAGACCGAATTGCTGCCGGAGTTGATCATGCCATTATGAGCTGGATGGTTTTTGCAACTATGAGAAGCATAAGTATCCCCAATCCGACCAGCTTCTTTTCCGTTAATAAACACATTCCCGCTGGCTGTTGTGAGCGGAACCGGCCCACAGTTATCATGTCCAGTATTCATATCTCCTAATCGAGTTGCTGCTGGCATATTCTTCATCTCCCATTGTTAATTGATATTTACTTTTGCCCCGGTAATCACTACATTCCCAGAAGCATGAAGTTCAATATCACCATGGTCATATCGCAGATAAGAGCCATCGGGAAAACGAATGCTGCGAACGTCAGGATTAATTTCTGCAGGCGGATGATCATCATCGTAATAAGCTCCTACCACAAAACCATCAGTTAATCCATTCCCGGATGGATTCATCGTAAACACACATACAACAGGGGTTCCGACTTCAGGCAACCAGTATCCCTTGGACCCAAAAGAAAAAGGCAAGAGGATTGGCAGCTCATCACTCACTAAATCTTCTTTGTCTTCAAACACAACCCGTGCACAACAACGGGCTCCATCCACCGTAGAAATCGTCCCCTTTCGGATGACGTTTTTCAATTGGCTAATATCCATTAAGACACCTCCTAATATCGATAGTAGTGGTATACCCGCTTCCGATACTGTGTTTCGCCGATGTGATAATGTATCGGCCATCAAATTTGCCAAACCCTTTTACTTGAATGGTCAGCGTTGTCAAAAGGTTTAAATTCCCCATAAGCTCAAAAGATCCAGTCGTTTCTTCTTTGTTTTTGTCTCTCAGCTTCTTTTTAGCCAATCTTTCAGCTTCTGCGACTGATTTTACCTGTTCATTTACTTGTAGAGTTTTTCCCTCTGTCTTATCTGGAGCTGTATACGTCGCCTCAATAACCGCACTCTTTTTTCCGCTTTTGTACTTCACATGGCAGGCTTTATACGTATCCCGGATTTTGCTGTTAAAACGGCAGCTCTTGATTTCGTCTAAGTACACCATCCCTTTTATTGATTGATATACTGTTCCCGGTTTCACCAGGGTAAGCTGAGGCTCTACTTTCTCATAATCAGCCTCGTCAAACACAATTAACTGGGTCTTGAAGATTTTAAGTGCAAGGCCCTGGTCTTTCAGCAGTTTCCATAGAAACGCTAAATCAGATTCTTCGCTTTGTTCAACTCGGTCTAATTCAGGGTCATCAGGAGCCGTGTAATTCAGTTCAAGTGCAGCCCCAACTGCGATATCATTGCAGATTGTGGATAGCTTTACTTTTTCCCAGCTCCGAGACCTATTTTCTCCCCGCAGCTTATTATTGTCCGGAATAGATACTCCTTTAATGGTCATTTCTGCAGGCGCATACTGATAATCGATAGTATCGATTTCGAACTTTCCAAGATCCAGCTGAGAAGAACCTCCCATAGTTTGGTCCCAGTTCTGGAGAAGGAAAAGGGCATCAAGAGTAGCCCTTTTATCAGGCATCCAGCTACCTTCCCATAATCCCTGCCGATCTTCCAAACTTATTTCCAGGCTATCCGCCTCGCCACTCATATTGTCGGTATATGACATAGACTTAAGGTAAGGTCTGACATCAGCGCTGATATCTTTGTTGTTATAACGTATTACCGGTTTAACACTACGGGCTTTGTACATTTTCATCGCCTCCAGGGAGGAAGAATTGTAGTCTTTGGTGCCTCATAGTCTGGGACAATAACTGTTACCCCTCCCGGTAGTACAAACTGAGCCGCCATTTCTGGATTGGCTTCAAGTAATACCGCAACTCCTGCTTCTGTTCCATAGACCCTATAAGAAATCAAATCCCACATATCCCCCTGAACTGTTTTTATCGTTTTAATCATAGACCAGCCTCCTTTGATCTTGTTGGATTTCTTGAAGCATTCGTTTTAGTCGATCCAGGGATTGGTCCATTGCTTGATTCAGCATATCCTGGTTAGCATCACCGGAAATAACAATCTGCGGGTTAAAATTCACGGTAATCGCCTGAGCTGTCCCATTCTCTCGTGGCAGCGTTCCCAAGCGCCTGCCAGTTTCGGCCCACAAGCCTTTAGCTCGGCTGGTTCCGTTCAGAGGAATTGCCGCTTCATCAGACTCTTCAGCGAAAGTAATCAGATGATTCCCCTTAGCCATAATTCCACCAGAGGCTAGTCCCGGAGGCATTACTCCTGGAGGCATATCTCCAGATTTATTAAAGGCAAAATTGATGGTCGCATCGATAGGATGGGACAAAAAATCTTGAATTTTCCCCCATATTTCCTGTACTTTTATCCAGGCTTCATTCATTTTATTTCCAACCCAGTCAATAAAATCACGAACCGCCTTTGACGGATTATTCCACAGCTCAGTAAAATAATTTTTCAATTCATCCCAATGCGTAATAACTGCGGCCACAATAGCTATCAACCATCCGACAGGTCCTGTAAGGAACATTACTAGCCGAGCTAAAGGGCTATTCCACAACTTAGTAAAAAACTCTTTTACCTTTTGCCAGTGTTTGATTACCAGATAGGAAATTACTATAAGTGCGGTTATCCCCAAAAGGACTAGTCCTATAGGCGAGGTGAGAAAAGTAAATCCAGCGCCCAATACTTTAGACCCCAAGGCCAATAATTTCTGTGCATGAGTTAACTTTCGAAAAAAACGAATATAAACTGGGATTCTTTTACAAATCTCAAATCCTTTCTGCAGATAGCCAAATCCTGCGCCTAGACCGCTCAAAACTATATTCAACCCATGAAGCCCACCAATAAAAGCAATTAATGGGACGCCCACTGAAATAAGATTTTGAACCAATTCTGGATGCTTGATCGTAAAATTTCCGATTGCCGTTGCCGCCTCTCCAAGATGTTTTGCCAGTTGAGTTACGACTGGAAGCATTCCGTTACCAATTGCAATTTTGGCATTTTCCAACCTATTCTTCATTACCTGTACAGAGTTCCCAGTAGTTTTCAACCGCGCCTGGTACTCTTTTTCCATGCTGTTACTATAGTTCTCGGATTTGCTAACCATATCCAAATTCTTTTTCAAGTTATCCAGATTTGACAATAACGGAGCAATAGCCCCAATAGATTCCTTGCCAAACAATTGCTTTAAGGTAGCTGCCTGTTCAGCCTTATCCAACTGACTAATCTTAGTCAGCACATCTAAGATAGTTCCCTTGGCATCTATCTGCATATCTTTGGCAACTTGAGCTGCATCAAGGCCCAGTGCAAAAAAAGCCGCGTTCTGTTTTTTTGTGGCTGCCGTCCCCGCAGTTAGTCCCAAAATAAGATTTTTAATCCCAGTTGCAGCTACCTCTGCTTCAATCCCAACGCCTACTGTAGAAGCACCAAGAGCCGCAATTTCTCCAGAAGCCACTCCACCAACTTCCCCCAAAGGTCCGATACGAGTAACTACGTTAGAAATTTTCATTGCTGAAGCCGCTGTGTTATTTCCCAGATAGTTAATCTTATCAGCTAAAGCATTAACTTCAGGTTGCGTCATTTTGAATGCGGTTCGCCATTGCGCCATCATATCCCCTGACTGCTGAGCCGTTGTGTCAAAAGCCACACCCATTTTTACCGCACTTTCGGCAAAACCCATCAGTTCATTTTTTGCAATACCAGACTGTCCTGCAGACGCTACAATTTGGGCAATTTCATTTGAAGTCATAGGCAATTTATCGGACAATCCCATAATATCTTTGGCCATCTGTTTGAACTGCTGTGGTGTATCAAAATCCACGACTTTCCTTACATCAGCCATACTGGATTCAAAAGTCATCGCAGCATTGATGGGAGCCATAAAAGCAGTGCCCAAAGATTGTACAGCGTTAAAATAAATGGTCCCATCCGTTATGGCCTTTTGGAATACATCGCCTCGCATCCCACTCTTCTGCTGCATCATACTAGACTTGAGGTTTTGAATTCTTTTCATAGCGTTATTGTAACTTTTGTCGCTAATCATTTTATTCAACCAAGCATCAGACACATGCTTCCCAGTATTATTTAGTTCCTCAATCTTCCGATTCAGCTGCCCCAGTTTAACGCTTGCCGAACTAAAGGAGCCTTTAAAAGCAGAGGACAACGATGCCCCAATAACAAACGCGAATTTAAAATCTCGTCCTGCCATATTCGATTCTTCCTCCTTCCTTAAAAATTTGGTATAATGCAATTAGAAGAGGTGATTACTATGTTCACACAGACAGCTAATGCCTATACTTCTTTTGTTAACGCCTATCGTCGAAAGATTAGTGTACTACAAATGACTTTAGCCATTATGGTGGCCGGATCTTTTGTGATCTCGCTATTTGCATCTTCGACAAACAACTACAGCTTATTAGCCAAATGTATTATTTTTGAAGTATCCTCACCGTTTATAAACGCATTCATTAAAACACCGCTGACCTTTTTGGTTGCACTTCCCATTATCATCGCTTGTTTTGCGATTATTCTTTAATGGTTTCCGCAGCATCAAGAAGATCCTCCGGCGTCATATCCAGGTAATAAAAAACTGGTGTATAGGTGGCCATGGCCATTTTATACACCAGTTTTTTTAAATCCTGGATATCTTGGAATTTTTTAAACTCTAACCGAGCAAAAAACCAGCCACCTCCATAGTCACCCGTGCAAAATCCTGGCCTTGTAAAGCTTCAAGTTCATCCACTGGGCACCCCAGAAGCCGAGCAGCCAATGCCGCATGATACAGCATAGAAAGACTTACGGACGGAGTAGTATCCCCCTTGGCTCGGACTTCTTTTTCTGCAGCGATCATATCTTTACCCGTCAGTTTATCCAGGTCCAGTTTAAGTTCTTTGGTGACTTTGCCATCAAGCGTAAACGGTTTTTTCAGCTGAATTGTAATCATTCCACATTCTCCTTCAATTCAATCCCAAGGCATCCCGTACTTCAGACAAGTAATCGGTTTTCCCGAACTTTGCAATGTAGTTGTATTTGTCAATCTCTACAACATCATTCCCGTCAATGGTAATCTTGATATAAGTAAGTTCCAGATGAACCGTAGTATCCGTAGGTTTGCCAGGATCTGCTTTACCCAGTTCATAACCTTTAGGCACGCCACGGACCAGCACCTTAATAGGTCGAACAACATACTTCATTTGTACTGGATCATAGACCTGGGAAGCGCCCCTAAAATCCAGCTGTTTGCCAGACTGGCTAGCAAGATCCGCAGATTCAGGAGACAAATCTCTGAATTTGATAGTCATATCCATCGACTTAAAATGCCCAAGTACAGGGGAATCAATTTCTCCGGCAATCCCAGCCCCTTTCACTGTATCTGTCATAGGTTCCAGTTTAGGCAGATCGACATCCGCCGTACCAATCATATCTTTCCCCTTGTTGTATACGCGATAATTAATCAGTTTCTCAGGAATATTCATATACTACTCCTTTCTCTTTTATTCAAATAGATTCTGAAAATAATCTACATCATATTCCAGAATCATATCCAGTTCCCGTGCTGGTGCAGGAGGCGTCAGATAAAGATGAAACCGAACAACTCCATCTTCCAAATCAGTCGTAGGATTTTCACTACTCAGAAATTCTACGCGCCCGCCTAGAATAGCTCCTTGGGCAGTAAGTCCATTCAACCAAATATTGATACTGTCTGTAACTGTCTGGATCATTCGCTTATTAATCGGTCCATCTACATCATTCCAGAACGTAGTTACTATTTTCCCATACACCCAGTTAAACATTCTGCGAATAGGGATAAAAGCATCTTTCGGATCTGTGTTAGATGGATAACATCCAGTCCGATTTCCCCAGATTTTAAGCCCCCCCAGAAAATTCAGTCCGGTTACAATTCCCTGCCCATTCAGATAGTTCGCTTGTTCCGGGCCCAGGATTACTTCAGTCCCGTCAGCTAGGCAAAAGCCGTTACCTTGAGCGCTGTGGTTAGAAGGGGACACATAAGGAATATCATCATTGTCACTATCTACCGTAGAAACTACTCCAACTAACTCGGTAGACCCATGGAAACATTTATTTCCTAATTTGAAGCATGGCCAAACAGCGACCTGGTTAGCACTGGTGTAGTTATTTTTTGTTTTCCAAGTCGGTGCGTCCGTATATTTCTTGACTTCCTTTGTTGAAATATCAGTTACTGCCAATGCTTTAAAGTGTTCGTTAATGGTTGCTGCCTTAGCCACCATTACAGCTGCTACAACTGGATTATCAGACCACCCTGGTGCAAGCACAAAACCAGGAATCAGCCCAGTCAAAGGATATACCTGATTCAAGCATTCCAACCCCGTATATGCTCCAGTATCCGTATTAACTCCACCCACGATATCGTCCCCCGTGACAAGGGAGGCATCCAGGGCATCATAAGAAACTATCACAGTTTCTCCAGTCACTTTTTCGGTGTTGAGGATTGTCAGAACCAAATTACCATCATCATCATGTGCTGTTTCATAATCCGATCCCTTTTCTAAAGCTTCTACTGCAGATTCTGCTTTCACTTGCAGCGTTTCAACCAGCACTGCATCAGTAATGGTTGCTTTAAGAGACATCAATGCTACGCTTTGATCAGTAACGGTTTTTTTGTGTTTTTTGGGATCCAGTACATTTACAAAAACTACCGGGCCCCGTGCAAACAGGCTGAACTGGGAATACATCACCTCGCATAAAGTATATTTTGCCCAATCATTGTTATAGCCGAAAGCTTTTACTGCTTCATCATAGCTATAACAAATCTGTGGCCGGTTTGCCACAGCCGGAGTTGCTGCAAGATGTACAGGCGCTGTGCCAAACACCACAGGAAGCCCTGCATTCGTTTCAGTCATTGGTACTACGCTAGTAGGTACTTCAGATACATAAACACCATGTTTATAAGCCATTCGCTAAACCTCCTTAGCTTTTTGATAATACAAGGATAGGGCGCTGCCTCTTTTACTGATTTCTTTGCAAACTTCTGCATACCGATTAACCGGTACAAAAAGATACCGCATCCAGGGATGCTGCAATTGCAAATTTTGAATGTCATTAGTCAATCCGCCCAAAAATACCCTGCCATGAGAAAGCCGTCCCCGGCTAAGGGACGGCCCTACATAAATTACTTTTTTCTTATTCATAGACATATTCTGCTCCAAAATCTGTCGGTTGGCCGAGAGTATAAGTTGCTCGAATGGTTCCAATCCAATCAGAGGCAGGTTGTTGCGTTGGAATATTTCCTTTTAGCGGAAGTTGAAGGCTGTACCGTTCCCGAAGAATTCTTTTTTGCAAAAGCCTCTGTCGTACATGTTCCATGCAATTAACCAAAGACATGAAGCCTCGTTCAATATCCGGGTCTTCTATAGAAAAGCCAATTTCGATTTCCGCTGTGCTGTACTGATCTGGATTATCTGAATCCGACCAGTTAATTACCATACAATAAATGTAAGAAGGAACTCTTTTAGCACTGGTACGCTGATAAGGGAACCCAGAATAGACTACGATAGGCCCCCCTTCCAAATCTGCAAGACCAGGGTTGTCTTTCAGCGAATCGTCTATTTCTGCTTTTACAGCATCCATAAGTTCAACAAGTGTCATTCCTGCCTCCTATTTAAACCGATATTCAACTTCATGAGAAAACCGATTAGCCAAATATTGCTCTGCATCCTGTTCCACTGCCGCAAATACTTCCGGTTTTTCCACCATCTGCGGAACAGAAGGCCCGTAGGGAACTCTCAACGGATATCGAGATGGCTGCCGCCGATGCAAAGCCCCTCGATATTTACCCGTTGTAGTTGGGCTGTAAAATAACCCTGGAACAGCTTTCGCTCCTCCAGATTTTTTTACCTGCACCTTGATAGGCCCCTTCTTATTTCGGCTAAGCTTAAAGGCTGACATTGGCAGCGTTCTCCCAGTTGCCTCAACTGCTGCTGTAAGATTTGTGTAAGTCGGGCTGGAGATAGCTAATGCACTCTTAATTGCTCCTGCTTTAGCCGTATATGTCTCCCGCGTGCGGACTGACAGCTTTGTTTTTACCCGAGTCACAGTTCTCTTAACGGAGAAATACGCTGCTTTCTGCACTTTATTAGGGGCATCTTTCAAATATTGAAATATTTTTTCTGATTCAAAAGGATTAATTCGTAACGTAATCATCGATCATTCGCCACCAGTATAAGCGTGATTATCCCTAAATCATTTTTTACTTCAGTCACTTGATAAGGTTTTTGATCCAATAGGAAAAGCTGCCCAGAAACTGGGATTTCTTTTAAACTTTCTTCTTTACAATTGACTTCTGCATGACTGCCATAAAGTTCAAAGTACTTCCTAGTCTGGATATTGCTACCCATAGTATATATATTGTCAGCGCTCACCTGTTGTACAATCGCAGTTCCCTGGTTGCCATCCAAGTTATGACTTTCCGCAAACTCATTAAGGGAAAGAAATACATCCCGATCTGTGGTCAGTGTGTCTCGGAACTTCATTTTTTTGCGTTAGCCGGTACAACTTCTGGAGTCGGAACCGGCAGTGTTTGTGTTGCTGCCGGTTCTTTACTTTCTGCCGTCTTTTTTTCTACAGTTTCTTTATCAGGGATAGTAGTCTTTGCTTCCAGTCCATTAACCTTCATTACCTGTCCGCTGGTCAAAAACCTTTTTGCTACTCCATCTTCCAGCTCAATGATTTCCCCAGGACCGGCCATTCCCCCTGCAACCGAAATATAGTTTCTAATAATCTGAACCTTCATGATTATTCTCCTTTTGTTTTGATTACCGCAAAGTCAGTAATACATTCCGGAGCAATAATACACCGGGAGTACATAACCAGTTTCAATTCCTGGGATTCTTTATTAGCAAAATAATATGGTACATAGGGAGCTACGAAAGTATCATAACCAGTGCCTCCTTCGTTCAACAGCGGAATTGCACCATGATACTGACGACCCCGGCCAGGAATCCCTAGTACTACATCGTTATCACCGATAAAGGACTTCATTGTCCCATCATCGTCCCGATAAGATTCCGCATAGGTGTAGACATCGAGGCTCAGTGCAGGAATACGCCCTACATAGGAAACTTGAGGAGATGTAATTTTAGGCGCAAAGTTGAACATAGTCAAATTTTGTGCAGAAGGAATCCCCAGCCATTTCATAATCTGATTATTATTCAGCATATAGCCTGCTACATTTTTCCCCACAATCATTACAGTTGGCACTAGCCCAGAAGCCTCTTGAATCTTCATGCTCATATTTCGAATATCATCATAAATAGTAGCTCCAGCCTGGTCCCAGGTAGTACTAGGCACCAGTTTCTGTGTGAAATTGAAGTCTACAGTATCAATCACATACTGTTTTCCATCGTCAGCAAAGCCTTTGATGTCGTACTTACCTGCGGTCAACAGATCGGCAGCCATCTTGTTTTTGCGATTAATAATAGAGGCTTGCAATTCGGCCAAATCCCGTGCCTGAATTTCAGTAGCTCGCTGGGAAGGAGTCTTCGTGCTGTAAATACCTTCACCAAAGCCACGATCTGCCAGCAGGTCTGGGCTAATAGTACGAGACGGCCCCATCATAGGCGGTTTATAAAAAAAGTCATCGAACCCTTCTCTAGCCAGCTCAATAGATTTTCCACCCCGGACTACAAAAGGCGCCAGTCTACGTTCCCCAGCCCTGATATGAACTTCAATAGTAGCAGTAGTCGCAGTTTCCGGAACTACAGGAAAAAAGGTATCCAGAAGCAGGGATGCGGGAGTTTTGAACCGTTCCACTGCACTCATTAAAGAAATAGTATCTTTCAGATCAATCATTTTCTATCCTCCTTCTTACAGTACATTGCCCATATGAATGCCAATTTTTCTAAGCTCTTCTTCATGAGCTTCTACGGTATCACCAGAAGCTACAATCAGGGCTTTGCGGTTGAATCTGCCGGTCACATAAGCGGTCACAGAAGTTGCCTTTTCATCCACGTCATAGGCCAACACCGCGTTAGCTACTCCAGCTTTTGCAGTAGCAGTTGCAGTAGTCCCTTCTGCTGCTACAGTCAACAATCTGCCTCGCTTTAAAGCAGTACCTGCAGAAATAGTATACTGATGCGTCAGAATCGGAATTTCAGGACCAACAAAAAGAGCATCTGGATTCAAAGTCGTTTTTTCAATATAAGACATAATCTTTTACCCCCTTCTCTTATTTACAAAATTAACTACAGCGTCAATTTCAGCCTGTTCATTTACCCCATCATTAGCTTGGCTAGTTGCTTTGATGCCACTAGCCCCGGAATTCATCTGGTCCAGAACCAGTTTTTTCAACTCTTCAAGCCCTGTATTCTAAGGCTTCATCTGGGCAACCACTTCCAAATAAGGCTTCATTTCATCAGCAGTAGCCCCCGTTTCTTTAGCTTTTTCTACCAGGGCATTGACTACCTCATTATCGCACTTCAAGGCATCCAATGCTGTAACTCGATTCGTTTCTGCAGCGGCTTTTTGGGCTTCTGCATCCCGAGAATCAAAAAAGGCCTTCAGTTTGGCCATGAAATCATCTTTATTTTCACTCATTTCATCCACTCCAATCCTTAATTCTTTTTTCTGCTTTTTCATGCACAGCCGCAGTAGGCGCTGATTTCGTGTAGGATCAATCCCCGTCATTGTCACCTGGTTAACCACCAGGGCCCCATTATTTTGGATACTAGCCGCTACTCCGTAATCATCAACAGCATCTACAAATCCCTTATCTAAGGCTTCATCCGCTGTCATCCAGGTTTCACTGTCCATCATCTTCTCAATCTCGCTTTGGGAACTCGATCCTTGACATCTTGCCGTATAAACATTCACGATAGACTGTTTAGTGCTATCCAGCATAGAAAGAAGCTTCTCCAAACTGGCTTTATCTACCATACCGAAAGCTCCGACTGCTGGATTGTGAATCATATAAAGGGCATTTGCCGGCATGACAATTTCGTCAGCAGCGCAAGCTACTAACGTGGCCGCACTAGCACAGATTCCATCGATATGACAACGGACTTTCCCATCATAGGCTTTTAACAGGCTGTACATAGCTTGAGCCTGAAACACATCGCCGCCGGGGCTATTGATCCGGAGTGTTATATCTTTTCCGCCCAAGGCTTTTAGATCTGCATTGAATTCCTGGGCAGATCGGGCCGGATCATCAGGGTAGTACTCATGAATGGCTTCTGCAAAGCTGCTGATTTCCCCATAGAGAAGGATCTCAGCTTCAATAGAAGACGCCTCGTTTTTGATTTGCCAAAATTTATGTTTCTGTATCTTCATTCTTCTCTTGGTCACCTCCTTGTGTTTTTAGCAGTGTCCCTGCCAAGACCTCCGGGTTTCCTACATTCAGACCCAACTGTTTAATCAGGTTCTGCTCATAGGCCAACTGTTCCAGATTTTCCTCCAGGTCACTACCCGTCATTTCTGCGGCTTCCCTTTCACGGGTAGTTAATCCATAGGTGACTCTAAGCGCAGAGCCGGTTACATCTTTTACCGGATCCAAGATGCTCATCGTTGGACCAAACCAGTCCGCAGAAGACCAGGCTTTGCGAATCACAGGATCCTTGAAATATCCCGGGCATTTTACTCGCCCCGTCACGACTGCTTCTAACAGCCACTGTTCATAAATGGGCTGGCAAAAATCAGCAGCGAACCATCTTCGTCTAGTTTTGAATTCATCCTGTGCCTGCAGCAAAGCACCCCGGCTCGCTGAATAAGAGCTATTGAAGCACTTGAGCAGCACTTCATAGGGAATGTTAAGAGACGCTGCTACGCTCTTTTCCAAATGTGTCATGTAACTATCATAGGCACTTTGCGCATTAGAACTATCAACAGTTTTAACATCAACCCCTTTAGGTAGACTGTTTAATTGCCCAGGACCTAACTTGTATCCAGTTGGATCGACTACAGGCCCCCCAGCGTCGTCAGCAGTTGCTCCATAGGCATCCGGAAGGATATTCTCAATGCTGTTGCTTGCCTGGGTATTTGTAAAAAATACTGAGAGAAAGCTCCGGATGATAGCAGCAGTCAGTTCTGCATTGCAATACCTGCCAATCTGCTTCAAATTCTCCAGTACCGGGGCTAAGTAAGGAACTCCTCGGTACTGTTCTGCGCGAACATCATGGCAGATTTGCAGGATGTTGGGCATTCCAGTATTAGGACCGAAAGCCTCAATTCTCTGCCATTGCGTATAGCCGTCAATATTTACCAAATCCCCAGGAACTTTATTGGATACCCAGTAGGCTACCATTTGTCCATCTGTATTGACTTCCACTCCATTGATAATGTGATTCCCATTTTCAGGATTGAGTTGTTCAATCCCGAAAGAATTGGCATCGCTATAAGCAGCCAGCGGGCCCAGAGGGTTGCTGATCCGGTTGCTTTCCAACAACTGGATTCTCAAGGTATAGGGGAAATTATAGGTTGGACTTTTCCTGCGGAATAAAGCAAAGCTGTCACCATCGGTCAAATAGGTTGCATAAGCAATGTTCTGCAAGTCGTAGAAATTATTACGCCGCCTTAGATCACACTCCGTAGACCCTGCCCAAAGCTGGAACTCGCGAACGGTATTTCTTTCCCAGGTCCGTGCTTCCTCACCAGTAAGCCCTAGAAATTTATAGGGAATTCGCGGAAAAAGCTTTAACCCGGCACCCACTGCGTGCATGGTGCTCGTTACGATGGCGGCAGATCCTAGCGGTGTGTTGATAGCCTGATCAGCTGCACGATTACGCAGCGTTGCTAAGTTTGCATCAATATCGCTTTTAGAGGATAGTCTTTTAGGATTCCAGCTGCGCAGGGCTTCTTTCTGCCAGCTAGCTCCGCCATCAGAATATCCACTATTTTTTATGGCGGGGGCTCTAATCCGCGATTTTAAAATTTTTTTCTGTCTCCTATTCACTGTAACTGCCCTCCTCTCAATCCATCAGAATAACCCGTTTCGTACTACCCGCTGGCTCCAATCCTTCTCCTTCCAAAGTAGCACCAGCAGCAATCAAATCATCAATAGCATTTCGAATGGTTGCCAGGTTTGCTCGAGTAAGAGTTCTATTGCCAATGGTATAGCTCTGACCAGTCAGGACTGTTTGCTCTGCTTCTAAGTACATCTTTAACCGCTGGTTTTGTATTTTGCTCAAAGTTCCCTTTCCTCCCTACCAGATTGGCGTTCTACTAGAAGCCTGTATTGGCTTCTTATATTGGCTCGATTTTTGGACCGAAGCATTGCTCTCAAATTTAGATTCAGTTGTTCCTTTGCCGTCCAACATAGCCTTTAGTCTTTCCCAATCTGGATGCAAGCTAAACATACAGGCCAAATTGTAGTTTCTAAGATCCAAAGGTTCATTTCTAATCCCTGTAGTTGGCTCCCACACTTCACGATATTGTCCATTTCTTTTTACAGTTTTTCTATGTTCAGAAATCAATCCTCTAAAATAGAGCGAATCATATCCGCGATTAACCATCACACCATCTTCATCTAGTGGAAAATGGAAATACATAGCCCCGGGTTTCTCAATAGTCAATCTGGACATAATTTGTTGCTTCCCATCGTCGACCCCTAACATTACCAAAGGAGCATTCAGGCCTTTAGCCTTTCCGATTTTATAATTCAACGGGATACCGGATCCGCCCATACCTTTAATGGCAAACCTCTGTTTTAAAAGATTCTTCTCACAGTATTTATATACATCCCCTGTATAGTGCCCACCTGAATCTATTAAGGTCCGGATTACCCGTAATCCTTTTCCATTTGAAAACCGGTAAACACGATCTAAAACCGTGTCCAGATCATGCCACGTACTAGCACAGTTAGGCGCTCCCAGGATGATACCTTTTAAAATCCCCCATGCTTCTTCTCCTTCTCCCCAGCCGCAAATTTCATATTCAAGCCGATTGTCCTGGGTATCCACTGCTGCCGTCAGGAGCAGCACCCCGTCCGGCAGTTCCGCGCCGTACTTTTCCCGGCGCTTAAGCAAAAAGTCGTCAGACTCAAAAGCCCCGGTCACACGGTAGGATTCTCCAAAACGTGTGTTCATGACGACTTTCTCCCGATCCGGAAAACCCTTGGCTTCCAGCCACTCCTTCATCACCTGCTTCCAGCTGATCCAGGGAGACGAAAAAGCATTGACATAAAAAGACCGGCAGCCCGTTTCCAGGGCTTCCGGATGTTGGGGCACATACTTTTGAGGCGCCGCTTTCATTTGTTTTTCGGTAAAGGCAAACCCGCAGTCTGGGCACCGCCATTTGACGCCCCGGACCACATACCGCTGCATCCCCTGGACTTTGGCGCCTTTCTGGGCATCCACATCCATGTTGAGATAGGACAGCTTATGGTATTCCCCGCAGTTGGGACAGCGATGTTGCCATTCCTCCTGGGTACCGGAGTTGTAGGCCACATCGATCCGGCTGTCGCCCTCGTTGGTCGGGGTACTAAAGAGACCCATGACCCTATTCCAATAAGTTGTCATTCTTTTTGCTGCCAGATCAATGGGATCACCTTCTGTTCCGGCTGAAACCGGAAAACGATCCACTTCATCACACAGCAAAATCCGGATGGGGCGGGATGCCAGCCCCGCAGGACTATTAGCCCCGCACATGATTAATCGTCCGCCAGGAAACAACTTGGATAGTATTGTATTGCCTCGGTCCCGACTTTTGACATCTGAAAAGATGTCGGCTAGCACTTTAGTGTCTCTAATCATCGGTTCTATTCGCGACTTGGAAAAATCCTCAGCCATATCCACAGTGGGCTGGACCATCATGATAGCGCAGGGATCCAGATGGGCAAACCTGCCAACAACGCAGTTCATCACATCCGATTTCCCCAACTGACTTGCACTTTTGACCACTACCTCGTGAATCCCAGGTTGGGTAAAACTGTTCATTATCTCTTTCTGATAGGGCGCACGGCTGGTCTTCCACCGGCCCGGCTCAGCTGCCGTGCTAGGGAGCATCCGATAGGCATCAGCCCAATCTGACACGGATGTTTTGGGCAGAGGCTTGAGCCCGTGTTCTGCCACATAGGTCCACAATGCTTTAGCGCTCTTCATCAGCATCCTCCTCCCCTTCTTCCACTTCGCTGTTCATAAAAAGATCCGGGCTGTAATTGGACAGCTCGGATAACTTTTCTTCTATTTCTTTTGTTAATATTTCATAGATTTCTTCCTTTTTTTGACCTTCTAAAATAGGAGCCAATTTTGACGGAAGTCCTAAGAGCTGAGTTCGTAGATTAGATGCCATTTCAGCCATCACCAATTCTACTGTCCGAGCCAGATAGACTTTTCCCTGCAATTTAGCCAGTTTTAATTCTGCAATTTCTCTTTTAGCTTTCTCATGTTTGGCCCGTTCTTCATTAAGATCTGGGGCGCCATCTTCAGTAGCTCCTAGATACTTTTGACTATAAAAATTTTTAACTGTCTGAATAACCAGTATTGCTCCAGCGTTATCTTTTGGATCGCGGATAGCAATGCCCTCGTCGATTAACTGATGAACTCGGCCAGGTGTGATTCCTAGGGCTCTTCCCATTTCGGTTTGTGTCGTAGTAAGAGACAAAAGCCCCTTTGGAATTTTCACCGTTTCTTACCTCCTTAGATGTTAATAAGTTATATTTAGCTCCGAAAAATTTTTACAGCTAGAAAATTTTCGGGGATCAAAAGACCCTCAGTCTTTTCTTCCAAGGCAGAAGGACCCGCCACTGCCACAAATTCTAATGTCTTTTGTTGTTCATTAGGTACAGACAAGCTTTCTAACTGCTTTTCTTCTCCAATGCTCTCATGACTATCAGCCTGATGTACTGATAGAAAAAGCTAGCGCAGTAGCGGATATGCTTAGTGTCAACGCCTTTAAAGCGTGGCTCAAGCAAGAGAAAAACCGCCCTGATAAGGCGGCTTACTCCAAAATTTTTTTGTGTAAATATGGTTGAGGTTAGAGATATCTATTATAATCCTTTGCTTTCGCGGTTCACAATATATGCCTTTTCTCATGTTCTCAAATTACTTTGCGCAGCTTCATGGCGTTCAAATGGATGCTTGAAGATTATCTTTTTTGTTTAACTATCTAAGATAATCCGTACCCACCTGGTATCCCAATTTCAAGACTAGTTCTATTTTATCCCCTTTTCAAATTTTCTTTTGCATTTGTAGGAACAAAAAATATAATTCCGTCCCCGATAATTGGCACGCCATGGCCATGGCGCGCCAAATGGTAGGTAAAACTTTTCCCCGCACTTTTTGCAAACCTTAAAATTCCCCAATACCGGCAAGTCTTTCATAAACGCTTCCAATCTCTTCGTGTCTCAAAGCGAAGCATAATTTATAATTGCTTCATTCTAACACATATTATTCGTTCAAAGTCGAATAATCTCGAATTTGAGAAAATATAGAAACATTTACATTTAAAAACACATATAAGAAAGGGGCCATTGCTGGCCCCTTCCCTCCCACTAGGCTCTCAGGAGGTAGCTATGTTGTGAATCCAGACTGTACGGATTTCATGTCCGTTGCCCGTTCTTTCACGTTATTATTGTACCACAGAAAACGCCAAAAAAACGGGATAAAAACGGGACAAAAACGGGATAGGTTTATTTTCCTGCCGTTTTGTGGAAGAAATTGATATTGGTCTGGTACGGGTAAACCTCAGCACCAAATATTACACCTGCCAGAATTTTAAGTGCTTTCCTAAACTCCCGTCTGCAGTAACTTTCATCATGATGGGTCGCTCTTTTGACTTTCTCCCATGAATCATGGTTTATCCCACGGTATTTTACGATATCGTGCTGCGTACCGCTGAGAATCTGGAAGCCTTTCTCCATAGCCTGGAGAAGATTCGTCAATTCATCATACTCTTTCTTTTGTTCTTTATATTTCTGCATGGTCATTTCTTTCTGTTCCAGCGCCACCTGTTCGATGCTCGGTTTGTCCCACCCTCCGCCTCCAGCAACATCGAACCTATATTTGGTAGTCTTAGGCGCCGGGTTCAGCATAAGCTGTTTTTTCAAATCTTCTATCTGAACAGAAAGGACTTGCTGTCGGGCCACAAATTCGTTATATCGGTACAGATAGTTGCGAACCGCGTTTTCATAATCATTATAGTACATGAGCGCATTTCACCTTCTTCCTGCTATTGTTTCTGGTGACTAGCTTCAATCTTACGCAGCATGGTCAGGCATTCGATGGCTTTATCCAGATCCTGCAGACCGTTCTTTCTGGGGTAGCGATAGATGTATTTAACCGTACATCCAATCAAATATGCCCGTACACCATCTGACCCCTGGCACAGCTCCTTGGCTATATCAATGCATTCCATACCACCTCGCCAAGTATAATGGTTCGGTCGGTGGATCATATCGTTTTCTGGTTCCATTTTCCATTCTCCTCTATTACGCTCAAATTTTCGTTTCAAGGTGTTTTGTGTTTCAGGGTATGTAGTTATACCCCCATCAGCACAAAACGCCAAATAGCCAGGATTCCGCCGATGTACATGGCTAATCCGGTTAGAACTCCGACTGCAATCAATACTTTTATGAAAATTTTCATTCTTGTCGTTTCCATTTCTTGATCCTCGCTTTCAAACTTTCCAGGACATAATCTTGGGCCTTGTCCTTCCAATCCAATGCGCCCACCAGGTCATCATCCCGAGTTCCCCGGCAAACCAACTGATGGATAATGACAGGTTCCTGCTGCCCCTGCCGATGCAGCCGCTTGTTGGCCTGTTGGTATAGTTCCAAAGACCAATTGAGGCCAAACCAGATGATGTGATGCCCGCCGTTCTGAAGATTGAGTCCATAGGCGGTGCTGGCGGGATGGGCCATAAGGACATCAATTTTGCCGCTATTCCAGTCTTTTTCCTCTTCTGCGCCCTGGAATACCCGTACTCGCAGTTTCGATGTTTTAAGGGCATCCTGGATGCGCGAAAGATCATGCTTGAAATTGTAGAACACCAAGGCATGCTGCCCGTTCAGTTTCTCAAGCAACTCCAGGAACGCTTCCAGCTTACAGTTATGGACTTCATGGACGCCATGTTCATCATCGTACACCGCTCCGTTGGCCAACTGCTGCAGCTTGTTTGACAGTCCTGCCGCGCTGGCCACGTCGATATCCCCATCAGGCAGCGCCAGGACCATATCACGTTCCAGTTGGTTATAGGCTTTCTTAGCTTTCGCGTCTAATTCAACCGGGATATCATCTATGATACAGTCGGGCAACTGCAGATAATCCGATGCTTTCATGCTGATGCAAATATCGGAGATCCGGCCCATGATAGACTGCTGGGCGCCGTCCTTGGGATCGTAGGAGTAAATCACTTCCCGCGTCCGCTTCCCCGGGTCAAAGAATCTATCGCGGAAATGGGTGTAATACTTCCCCAGACGCGCCCCACCATCCAGGAGATACAGCTGGCTCCACAGGTCCATCAGGCTGTTAGGAGATGGCGTACCCGTCAGTTCCACAATCCGGCGGATATGCGGCCTGATGGAAGCCAAGGCTTTGAACCGTTTGGCCCGGTGGGACTTGAAACTGGAAGATTCATCCACGACTACCATGTCAAAGGGCCAGTCATTTTTATAGTAATCCACCAACCAATCAACATTTTCACGGTTGATCACGTAAATATCGGCTGGCCGGTAAAGCTCCTTGATCCGATTCTTCGCGCTGCCCAGGACTGTAGCAAATCGGAGATTCCGGAGGAAGTCCCACTTGGAAGCCTCCTGCTGCCAAGTCGCTTCAGCTACCTTCTTCGGGGCAATCACCAAAACTTTGTTAACGGCAAATCTCCCGTACTTTAGCTCCATAATGGCGGACAGGGTGATCACTGTCTTACCGAGGCCCATGTCAAGGAACAACCCAATTGCCTGGTCTTTTACCACCCGATCAATACAATACCGTTGATAGGGATGCGGGGTAAATATCACGCTGCATCATCTCCTCCCGAATGGTCCTCCATCAGATAGTCCACGACACCCTTCAGGCCATACAGCACCCGGGTGTAGCATCCCAGCTTCAGAAGCCGGCAGATCTGCACCGACTGCAGCTTGCTCAATCGTCCGTTATCGGTCTTCAGTTCGATGAACTCAACTTTGCCGCCTGGCCACACCACGATTCTGTCCGGCACACCGACATTGCCAGGGCTCACCCACTTATACGCTTTACCGCCCTGAGCTTTCACCCCGTTCACTAAATGACGTTCAACATCTCGTTCCAGCATATTGGTTCTACCTCCTTTGCATATTTATTTAGCCTTGCGGATATTTATGCTTTAAAAAATTTTTCCCAAGAAAAACCTTAAATCCAACTAGTTCAACTGAAATTCAACTGCTTTCAACTGGTTATTTCAGTTGATTCAGTCGGTTTTAATATATTTCTTAGATAGAAGGTTCACAGGTTCACGTTTAACTAAAACCTTCGGTTTAATACGGTTTTTCGCGTGAACTTTCTACGTGAATTTTCTAATTTTAGGTTCACAGCCTTTTATGGGGTGTGAACTTTCGAAAGTTCACGCTTAACACGATTTTTTATACGTTTCGTTCAAAGCCTTTTTGCGTTCCTGCATAACCATATCTTCTAGTTCTTTGGTTTCTCCGCCATCCCGGAGTATTCACCAGCACCTGATTGATTTCGTTGGCATCGCTCCGCCGCATATGCTTGGGATCGCCCATGAAGAGTTCACACCAGATTTCGGCGGCGCATACCTTCTCTCGGGGAACAAGATCTCCCGTTCCCGCCATCCCGCCATTCCAGAATATCCGCCGCGCCGATAGGCTCAGGCTGGTGTAATTAGGCGGCACCGGCTTTTCGATCCAGTCCCTGATCATCCCTTCCCGGATGCTGTTCTCCCGGTGGGCTTCCTGGGCTTCCCGGGTAGCCGCATCCAGTTCCGGGGTATCCATGAAGAGTTGTTCCCCTTCCGTATACCGTACAGCCGCTTCGGCCCATAGTTGATCCACTTCTTCGGGAAGCTGGACCCAGATATTTTTAACCGGCTTATGCAGGCCCACATCGACGGGCCAGAAGCGGCGGTTTCCAGTCGGGTCTTTCAGGAAGTCATGGTTATTGCAAGTCCCGAAAAATACACCCTTCCGAGGGAACCGGACGGCGTGCTTGCCGTAGGGCTGCCGGTACACATCATCGCACCGGGACAGGAACTGCTTGACGATATCCATTTCGGACCGGTTGTACCCGGACATTTCGCCGATTTCGTTGATCCAGATGCCCTGGATCATTTCGCTGGCCTCTTTTCCGTTGAAGTTCTGCAGACTGTCGCTGTACCAGTTCTTCCCAATCGTCTTCAGGAAAGTCGTCTTACCGATCCCCTGGGGACCGTTGAATACGGGTACATAGTCGTACTTGCAGCCAGGGCGCATCACCCGGGCTACGGCCGCGGTAAAGCTCTTGCGGGCCACCGCACGGGTATACGGTGTATCTTCGGCCGCCAGGTAATCGATGAACACTCTATCGAGCCTTTCCGTGCCATCCCAAATCAGGGCTTCCAGATAATCCTTGACCTCGTTGTATTTCTGCTGGTTGCTCACCAGCATGACGGCTGCCAGGGCTTTATCCCTGCCGGTGATATCGTACCGGTACTCCAGCCACCATAGGAGACCTGCATCATCAGTATCCGTCCAAAGGCGCTTATCCGGGCAGGCATTCCAGGGCAGTTCCCCCAGGGCCATACCTTGATTACTGAAATCGTCGATGGCGATTTTACCTTTAAGCAGCGGGTCGAACCGGAGGATCCGCAGGATGTTGTCCATTGTCTTCTTCGGGTTACCGGTATCCGGGTTATAGTCCAACTTGGCTTCCCGCATCCAATCTACATTAAGCACGGTTTCAGTTGGTTTTTCTCCGATTTCCAGTTGATTATCTTCTGTTTTCACTTGATTATCTTCGTTTTTCAGATCAGTGAAAACTGACATCGTTTGCTGTGCTTTTTCTAAGTTAAGTTCCCGGAGGACCACTTCATCTTCCATGGCCAACTTACGCATGGCTTTGAAGGATGGCCTAGCATTACCGCCAGTATGCGGCTTTATATCAACATCCAGCTCGTGGAACAGATGGATCCGCACCAGGTCGAAAGCGTTTACCAACTGATCGCAGCAGGGGTCCGTAGCGTGGTGGCTGTAGAGGAACTTACCATCTTCGTACAACACTGCCCCGGCGGTTGTTGTGCCGCCTGTGTAGGTCATCCGATCTGCCTTGCCTTCCACGTCTTCGTAGGCGTTCGGGAGATACTTTAGAAGGGCGCCCCTGATGTCGTACACCCTGCAGAATGCCCCAACGAGGCCTTCCTTTTTAGTAGGATCGGACTGCCGCGCCAGAAGTACCTTTGCCCTGGGGGCCGCTCCGGGCACCTGTGGCCACGCTGTCATATCCCGCCAGTCGTCATATTGGGCCAGAATCCCATCCGCACTGGCAAACGGCTTATCCTCGAATTGGAACACGTACTCGCTGTCTTTGCTGCAGCCGGGCCAGTACATCAGCCGGGAGGCTTCAAAGGTTGTAGGGTCACAATATTCGATGCCGATCACAGCCGCCAATTTTCGTGCTACAGGCTCGTATTCGTCCGGAGTGACCGTTTTATCCAGCGGGATGATAATACGCAACCTGGGCCGATATGGCGCATGTGAGCGGGTACTGTAAATGCAGTAAGCGATGCCTAAAGAGGATACGCGCTTCAAGACCGCATCCGTGCCCCCCGATGGGATATTATCGAAATCCAGAGTCACAAGGTCCCGGCCGGTCACGGCTTCTGCTTTGCGCCGGAGCCCGTTAAGGGTCCCCCCAACGAATCCTCCGATATCCTTCAGGATTCCTTGCTGGGCCTTCTGCATCCGGATGTACTCGTCGAAAGTTTCCTGGCTGCGGATTGGTACTTTGACCCGGCGGATGAAGTCGGACCAGAGTATTTCAGTGAGCTGCCAGTTGAGAGAATTGCGGCTGGAGCCGACTGAGATTTTGAGTAATCTGTCGTTTAACATGGCTAATCCTTCTTATAGAATGGGCTGATAAAGCCGTCAGCATTGAGCAAGAGCCCGGGGGCCCAAGAAATCGGCTTACACATGAGCGCAATCACCCGCTGGAGTTCGTCTGGGTGCATTTGTGACTCCGGGACTTCCAGCACTACTTCATCATGGATGTGCATCACAGGATCATATCCGGTAGCTACCAGGTTCCGGATTGCTTCGCAAAGACAGTCTCTGGCGATTGCTTGGATACAATTTTCTGTGATTTTTCCGCCGTAGGTTTCTGTATACGTCCATTGGGATCCCAGTTGTGTCCGATACTGGAGGCTGGAAAAGCCGAAACGGTTCTTGCACAGTCCCGGCTGTGGATAGAAAAGCTGCCGGCCGTTTGGCAGCGTCATCACCAGGTAGTCATATCCGTATAACATGTTTGCCTTGTGCTGGAAGCTGACGCCTTTTGTCACGGGAACGAGTTCTGCAGTGCCCAGTGCCTTGATGGCCGCTTCCTCCATCTGCCCCCAGAGCCGGACAATGCTGGGGGACGCCGTGCGCCACTGACTGACCACCTGCCGCAGTTCGTCATCGTTGAGTCCCATCTTATCGGCGCCCATGGCCTTAAGTGCGTTGACTCCGCCGCCATAACCACAGGCCAGCGTTGCCACCTTGCCCTTCGCCCTCAGTTCACCGTTAATGCCGTGTTTCACAACCGGTACGCCGAACATGGCAGAAGCTGTAGCGCAGTAGATATCCTTGCCAGCTGCAAAAGCTTCCATTTCCCATTTTTCGTCCGCAAGCCAGGCAAGGACCCTGGCTTCGATGCTAGAAAAGTCGGCTACCACATACTGGCAGCCGGGCTTAGCCACTAAAGTAGTACGAATGAGCTGGCTCAGGATAGCAGATACGTTTCCGTATAGCAGCTCTAGTTTTGGCAGGTTGCCCTCCTTAACTAACTTTCTGGCCGTGTCCACGGCAGTCGGAACATCGTGGGGCAGGTTCTGGGGCTGCAGGATCCGGCCAGCAAATCTTCCGGTCCGGCTGGCACCGTAATATTGCATCACGCCGCGGATCCGTCCGTCATTACAGACGGCCCGTTCCATAGCGGCATATTTAGCTACTGAGCTTTTGGCCAGGTACTGCCGGATTTGCAGGACTTCTTTGGGGGTTCCTTTCGTTGTGCCCAAGGTATCTTTAACCGTGTCTTTGGTCAGTTTCTCAAGATCTGGAAGTCCGTTCTGGTTGAGCCAGTCCAGTAGCTGGCTGCGGCTGTTAGGGTTTTCAATTCCGGTGAGCGTTTGTACTTGTGCAATAAGTTTCTCCCGGTATTCGGTATCGATGGCAAGTGCGCCATGCATAAGATCCAAGTCGATGCCAACACCCCGACAGTTGAGATGATAGTTGATTTCCCGATCCCGCCATACTTCCTCCGGCACCGGGAATGCTGCCAGCCGTTTGTAGTCTTCCATTTCGGTGACAACATCCTGCCGGTTATATTCCTTGAAAAGGTCCCATTTTTCCGGATCTCCGTAGGACTTGTTCCGTGTCCGGCCTCCGTTTTTCTGGGTCGGCTTGCAGGGTACGCAGAAGTACCGGATCAGAGCTTTGCCGATGGACAATTTCTGCTTATCCGCAGGAAGCCCTAATACCTTGCCCAGGGTGGCCAACCCTGCCGGATAGCCCAGATACATGCTGTGGATCATCGTGCAGCGCCATTGCTCGATTGGCGTCTTATATCCGGCATGGTTCAGACAGGTCACTTCGAACTGGTCATTGTAGGCGTGTTTGATTACATCTGGATCCTGGAGGTCTTTAATAATACTGTCCGGGATTGTTTCACCCTGGGCCAGATCGATGACATGGACTGCGCCAAAATCGTAAGCATAGGCGAACAGGATGATTTCAAAAGCTGGTGTATCGCAATACCGCCATACCCCAGTTTTCCCGATATCCTGGTCTGAAAACGTTTCTATATCTATGCTGAGATGCCGCATGTTCCCCCTCCTTTCTTCAGATAAAAAGAGCGGGGCCAATTAAGCCCCGCGATAAGCCTTACATCGGTTTGCCGGTCAGCGGGTTGATTCTTTGGGTATTGGCGGCCATGCTGGAGAATACACTGGCCGCGGTCGGTGCGCCTCCGCCAAAAGCTTCCCCATCGGCTGTCTTCTGGACCGGGCCCAGGCCGCAGCCAATTCCCTTCTTACCGTTATACAGGTAAGGATACATATTGACACATACGTTAGCATACATCCCGCTGTAAATCTGGGTAGGATCTAGGATCTTGTTCAGATGGCGGTCAACGATTTCAATCGGATAATCTGCTTTTGCGCCGGCGGTCATAACCCAGTGCCCTTTGCATTCAGGGCCGAACTCCGTCCCATCCTGCTTTACGCCATCGCCGTCATGCACCGGCGTCGGGCATACGGGAGGGACGATCCCGCCCCATTGGCTTTCCGCGCCCCGTGCCTTGGCAGCTTCGATGGCCGCATCTAGTTTTGCTTTTCCTGCTATATCAGTCTTAGGCAGCAGGATCGTGCAGGAATATTTGGCCGGTTGATCCGGATGGTTTGCAAAAGGTTTTACCAAGTGGACATAACTCAGTCTGACATTCTCCAGTACGCATTGTGTGTTGTTCATAATTACGCCTCCATATCTTTAAATACATTTTCAGCCTTGGCCACGTTGCTGATGGCCGGCCGTTTATCTGAATCGGGCACCAGGGTAGGTTTTCCCGGATTCTTAACGATAAAGTCTTGCATCCATTCTTCGAATTCTTTCTTACCTACGGCTTTCTCGGTCTGCGCAATTGTAAGCGGCACCCGGTTTTACAGAATGGATTCAGGGATACCATGCTGCAGAAGTACCGTAAACGCTTTTTCCTGGTCAGTCCAACCCCGGCTGCCGCGCCCTTCTACCGCCTTCCATCCGGGGATCTCCGCACCGTTGAGGGCTGAGGTAAGTGCGTAATCCTGCAAATCCTCGATCCATTGTTTCAGCCCCTTGGCCAGTTCCAAGTACTGGGAAAGGCTGCTTGGCTTCAGTAGTTTGGGGTCTCCGGCTTCTTGGGCTTTTAGGCCAACGTTTTTGTAGTAGTCTGCGCGGGCTTTACACTGCTGCCGGGCCCGGCAAAACCGGCACCATTCTCCGGGCTGAGCTTCTCCCTCGCCTTTCATGGCCTTATCGGCTGCAGGTTTGACCACGTTCGTTCCCCAGTCCCGCAATTCAGCGACCGAAATGGAATCGGTACTGTAGTTGTTGATCCGGGGCTGGATGATGGTCATAGTAACCTGCTTCAGAGGATACAGGATTGCGTACCGCTCCAGGGCGCCCAACGCATATAGCCGCAGCTGTGGGTTGTTTTTGGCGTCAACTTCCACGCCTTTGCCGTGTTTATAATCTACGATATTAAGGGTATCACCGCCCAAAATGAGGCAATCGGCTGTACCGAAACCATCCGGCACATACTTGGAAAAATCTACTTTCTGTTCGGCTACCACATGCGGTAAATTCGGGTAGGAAAGCATGATGCTTTTGATCCGATCCAGGTACTCTTCGCTGCATTCGTCCATTTCTTTTTGATACCCAGTCTCTTTCTGGAGTTTGTGCAGCCGCCGGGTATAAGTGCTGCTGGCCATAGGCTCCACCGCATATTTCCGCAGCTTCAGTTCACATAACTTATGTGCCAGGGTCCCCTCAGCCGCATATGGGCTGAGGGTATCCGGAAATTTTGCTTCCAGAGAAGGGGCGATGGGGCAATGCAGCCAACGGTGAGCGCTGGATGCTGAAAGGAAGGCATGGGCGCTCATAATTTAGCCCCCAGGGCCCGAAGGTCCGCAGCTACCGATCCGAAATCGGATTCTTTGATCGCCATGAAGCTATCCGCGCCATATTTCCGGGTAAGCGCAGTCATTTCATCGAACTTTCCGGCATCGAGTAAAGGAGCTGCTGCTGTGATCAGATCATCCAGAGTATAGGTTTTGGCGGGTGCTGTGGGAACCACGGGAGTTACAGTTGGGAGGGGTGTCGCGGGATTGTTATTTTGGATGACCACGGTGGAACCCGGAGCCAGTTTGATGGACTCATCCTTCGCTGGGATTTTTTCGGCTACATAGTCTGGATGGGCAGGTTCGGTTCCGGGTACTTCCACCAGTACGGGTTCATCTTTAAAGCCTAGCAGTGCAGCCGCCTCCTGTCTGATTAGTTCCGGGGTGCCTTCAAAAATAATTTTCATGGTAAAATCCTCGCTTTCCTTTTAATCATTTTTGTCATATAATAAGTGTTGTATATTTTTTTATGCGCTCATCAGTATGGCTGTGCTGATGAGCTTTTTTGGCGTTCAATTGGCATCATCTCCCTTCAGCTGTAAGCCGCTATCCCGGCTAGAATAATTAGTCCTGTAAGAGTTGTGACCATACCAGTCACAAACCCCTGGGCCTGAGGTTCCAGGACCTGAAAGATTTCGCAGGCTTCATCAGTAAGCCACATAACCAGATCCATCGCAGTCCGGATCAACACATATGGCATCAAGATCATCGTCACCAGAATCGGCGCATTCTTCGGTTTTTTCCTCATCTTCTTCCTCTCCTTCCGCGGAATCGAACCCATCATTCATGCTGTCCAATACTTTGGCAGCT